AGCAAGCTTCTGGCGGAACATCTCGAAGTTCTCAGCGGATCCAAAGATTGCAGCAATGCGTTTGATGTTATCGTTGCGGAGCCTTCGAGCCACATCCGCTGCTCGGGCTCCCGAATCGCCAATTGCATCATTGGTGAGCCTTTCGACCATCGCGTCAAACTGACCAATGAATCCAGCTCGATACGCTTCCTGCTCAGCTGGTGACATCTTTTGCAGATCTTCCCGGATCAGTTGCGGTGTGCCTCTCTTGAAGGCCACCGCACCTTCCTCAACCCTCTCACCTAATCGGAAAGTCTTTGAATATAAATCTCGGACCTTCGCAAAAGCAGGGGCTGCTCGATCCACCTGGTCCAGCATCTCTGATTGCAGGGAGCCCACTGCAGATCCTCTCTCTCTACCAGCAAAGCTCGGAGATGCCATGTTGGTGGATTTGCCAATCTCTTCGTCCATGATCTCTTTCATCATCTGGACTTTGCGGAGCGTATAGGGTGCCTCGAATGGACCTGGATCCGGTCGACTTGGATCCTGGGCATCTTGCCTCAAAATCCTTGCATCCTCATAGGAGTTGATCAGCTTGCCTGATCGATCTCGATCGACAATCTGGCGTAACTGCACCCCCTCGACTTCCATCGGCATCAGCTCATCATATTGATTGCTCAGCTGGCCTTGTCTGATTTCCTGCATCCTCCGCTGAAATAGCTCTGGAGGGAGCCCTTGCGTGTTTGGTTCGCGGAGAGCTTGCTGCAGCCTGGACCCCTGGAGAGCTTGTCGATCAGAAACTACTCGAGGTCCGATTGAGGCTCCCCTGGTCCCTACATTGTCTGCGAAGGCTCTGCCCAGGGTAGTGGTGTTTTCGCCTGCCACATCCATCAGCATCACATCATCAGGCCCAGAAATTCTAGCCTGCCTGTTGACCTCATCTCGAGCAGCCTGGATTTTCAGCCCATCGGCTTCCAGGCTCCGCGCAGTTAACTCGAGCCCTTTTGAATTTGCATCGTAATCACTAGCCATTGGACCCGGAGGTTGCCGAGGTGGTCTCGGTGGTGCCCCTCCTCCTAGAATCCAACGAATGGCATCGATGGACCCAGCTCCTCGCTTGATTGCCATCTCTCCAGCTGGTCCGATTACCCCGGCAGCTGGTGAAAACTTTAGAGCATCGGTTGCCGCTTCCATCATCGGAGGCACTGGACCAGCTCCCGTAGGATCCTGATCCCGGTTGTACATCCCTGCAGCGGTAAGCGCAGCTGCTGGAGGCCCAATTACTGCTGCTTCTCCGGTGCGCCTGGCAAAGTTCCTCACTGGTTGCCCTTTGACCGGGTCGATTGCCCTGGTCATATTAGGCGCGACCCCTCGCATGGCTCGGCTTGCGGTCATGCCACCAGCAATTCCTCCTGCGATCTGAGACCCGAGGGAAGTCATTGGATTCTCTCGAGTAAACTCTTGACGCTCCCGATCGATCCGATTGCGTTCCGCCTGCACTCTCTCTGGATCTGGACCACTAGGCTGCTGGAGCATCTTGATCACAGCATCGAGACCAGACCTGGGGGCACCTCCCATTGCGGAGGTGGTAGCTTCCAGCTCATCCCCGAATTCAGCGGTGTATCCACCAATCAGATCACGCACTACTCCAGTAAAGAATTGGATCACCTCCTTCCCTGGATTATCGGTTTCCTGCTCTGCTAGGTGCTTCGCTAGCGTTTCCTCAGTAGCTCCATTCTGGCGCAGGAATTCCTTGATGACTCGCTCAGGTGCGCCATTCTTCCGGAGTGTCGTGACATCCTTCAGCAGCTGATTGTAATCCATTATCCCCCTACCCCATATTTGCGAACTTCATCACTGTAAACCGGGTTGCCTGGTGATGAGCTGATCCCCTGAGTCACTGGCACATAGATTTTGCGCTTTGTGTCGTATCTCAGGCTAGGATGAGTTCTGGCATTGATCCGATCATCTGCCGCTTTGTGCTTGGCAAACCAGCCATCTGCATCATAGTTGTATCGCTCAGCTGCTCGGGCATATTTGCCATAAATATTGTTGCGAACAGTCTGTGCAGTCGTTAGGAATTGGTAGTACCCTTCTCCCGTAGTCAAGTTTCGAGGATCCTTGATGATGTTTTGCAACAAATCCAGATCTGGACCCGTGATCGCGCCTAATGCGTAGGTATCCTTGAGGCTCATCAGGATCTGGGTGTAGTTGACTGCAAACTGAGCATAATTCTCATCAGATTCAAAAACATTTAAGAACTTATCAACTCGACCAAAATCATCTGCAGTGTAGTCTCGAGCCATTACCGTGATCAGGGTGTCGAGAGCTTGCACTGTTTCAGCAGCTCCTACTCGCTCTTTGTATTCAGCATTACTCTCCGGGATGATCTCGGTGATATCCCCTTGCTTGCTTCCGATTCTATTACCAGGTTCGACCTTGCCTACCTCACCCTGGACGATGAACCCACCATTGACCCCCTTCTCGAATTTCTTTTCCTGCAGCACTTTGATCGTTTGCAACGCAGCTGAGAATCCATCCTCCTTGAGGCTGGTTCTCACCAGCTGCTTATCAGCCTCAGACAAATAACTGGATGCCAGCTTATCGTTCAGAGCTTGCTCTGTTCCCGGGAGTGGCACCTCTCCCATCTCTTGTTTGAATCCTCGAGCCAGGTTGCCCAGTTCTGTGAGGGAAGAATATTTGCCAAGCTGGTCCGGTGTGATTGCCGCTTGCTCCAATGCAGTGATGACCGTAGGTGGAAGTCCCAGTTCACTGCCAAGCTGATTCATTTGTGTTCTGCGCTGGCTGAGCTGGTCTGCACTCAGCTCCGGGTAGCTTTCCCGGGGAGTGGCTTGCGGCTTGCCGAGAGAATCGATCTTGCCATAAACATCTAGCAGTGATGGGTAGACCCCTTTGTCATCTGGGGTATTGGCTGCGCTGATCAAGGCCAAGGTTGCTGATTCATCCAGGCCTCTCATCTCCGCAATGGCTCGAACTTGTTTTTCTCGCTCAGCTAGCTGCACCGGAGTAGGAGCTGCTTTCGCATTGCGCTCCCGGATCTGGGAATAGATGTTGAGGATCTCAGCCTGAGACTTTTGTTTCTCCAACTTAGCCAAGGCATCTTGTGCTGCTTGTTGCTTTGCTAGTTCCTTTTCTTTTTCAGCTCCCTGGAAGTATCCGAGACCAGCCTGCGCGAGGACTTGCATCGGACTTTTTGCATCCTTGGGATCTCGCACATATTGAGGATTATTGAATAGCTGAGCTGCAGCCATCAACGCACCTCGTTTGCTTACATCAAAATTCGGCATCGAGCCAAGCAAGCCCTCGAGGAATCCAGGTGCAGATTTATCCGCGCCAGCTTCCGCGATTGATCGCGGATCTTTTTGCGGATCTTCCAGGAGCGAAGGAATGCCAAAATCAAATGGGCGTTTTGTTGCGTTTTGTGTTGGAGGTGGGGTCGTTTGTGCGTCCAAGGGGTTTCTAGCCAACGGCCCTTGGTTGATCTTTTCTTTCATTTGCTGCAAGGATCCGAGCTGAGGGATCAGCTTCGTTGGGTCCATTGCCCCGGGTCTGCTTTGATAGCGAGGCACCGGATCATCTTCGAGCGGAGTAACACTAGTGGGCTGCTTCTGGTTAAAGACCATTGCCTCTTCGGGCATCCCAAATTGCCCTTGGTTTTTTTGCTGAAAAGCTTCTTGCCTGCGCTGCATCTGATCAGCCTGCCTCATCTGCATCAACTGCCGAGAATAAGGCTCTAGTCTCCGGGCTAGCACAGCAGCTTGCTGAGCGTTACCGCTCTGCTGAGCTGCCTGGTATTGCTTCAGCATCTCCGCGACCATTTGTTTTTCTGTCGCGGAGAACTGCTGCATGTATTTGGTGTCGAAGATATTCATCAGAGACCCAACCATTCTAGAGGATTGCTCCCATTATTATTTGAGAGATATTGGAGGGCACCGAGCCCAGCTGCCGCATAGGGGTTCATGCCCAGGCCATATGCTAGCAGCCCGGTTCCCAGAGCTGGGAAGAGAGGGTTCCCTCCTCCTCCACCTGGATAGAGTGGACTTGTTTTCTGTTGCACACTTCCGATTGCTGGACTAATCGCTGAAGTCTGCAAGTTGACCTGATCACCTGGGTAGCCAAGCTCACGCTGGAATTCCTGGAACATGAAATCAAGATCCTGCTGGTTCCTCTGGTCCTGCGCTCCTCCTGCCGCTAGTCGATCCATGATCTGCTGACGTTGCAGAGAATCCATCTGGTTGCCGATCGTACCCATCATGCCGCTGGCATCGATCGCTTGTCCTCTTGCACTTTGTCGGTAGGCCTCAGCCAGGCGTTGTGCTTCCAACTCTCGGTTGGCAAACGCGAGTTGACTTTGTGCCCCGAGGGATTGCCCTTGCAAGGCTCCCTGAGCATTCAACGCATTGGCCTGGTTGATCAGACCAGCATTGATGTTATTGATGTTATTGAGCGATTGGGCACCTAGTCCCTGAGCTGCTAGCAAGCTTTGCAGCTGGTTGTTTGCAGCCTGCTGATAGCTATCAGCACCCAGGGCTCGAGCCTGGCTTAGATCCTGAGCGGTGAGGTTTTGATTCTGCAACCCTCCTTGCATCATCAGCTGATTGTACAAGTTCCTCGAGTTGGCAGTGAGGTCTTGTGCCTGCAGTGAGCTGCGGCTTGTCAGATCCTGACCTTGCAGCCCAGCTTGCAAATTCGCCTGCTGAGCAGCCAGTGCCGCTTCCTGGGTCAAGGTGTCACGCATTCGATCCGATTGCGCTCCAAGTTGCTGAGCTTGCAAATTCGATTGTGCGCTGAGCCCTCGAGCATTCTGAATATCTGATGCGCTTAGATTTTGACCCTGCAACGCTCCCTGAGTGCCGAGCTGCTGAGAGAGGCCAAAGCTATCAGCAGTGAGCCCTAATCGCTGAGCTGCATCTGCGGCAACCTGATCTGCTGCTTGCTGATATCCGGATGCTCTTAGCTTCGCAGAGGTATCTCCTACACTCTGGAGGTATTTGTCGTAATTTTCAGACTCGAGTAGTGCCTGCCTTGACCCTCCGAAAGATCCCCGAGAAATGGCCTGGTCTGAGACCTGTTGGTCTGCTAATTGACGTGCCTCGTTGAGGTCATTAATCGTGTTTGTGATCACCTGGTCTGTGTAGGGGTTCATCCGCTCATTGACCTGAGCTGCAAAGCTATCCCCTCGCTGATAGTCTCGCGAATCTGCTAGGTTCTGAGTTGCATTGCCAAAACTGGTGGGGTTGTATGTCAGCGAATCATACCCCTGGGCTGCAGTGCGATTGGCAGGCTGGAAATTTTGAATAGCATCAAACTGGCGAGTCTGGTAGGCATCTGGGCCGAGAGCAGTGACCGGGGTGAAGGTGTTGGTGCTGAAGGTTCTCCCGGCTTGCGTTTGCACTGGGCTAAAATTCGCAGCTGCAAAGCTCAAAGGATTGGCATTGACTGCAGACGTGTAGTTAGTCGCACCTTGAGGGTTCCCTCCAAAAGCAGATCCACCCTGGGATAGAAAGCGAAGCTGGTTGTACGCTTCGCTCATGTTGGTGCCATATTGATTTGCCAGCTGAGCCTCAGCTGCTTGCGTCAAATCAGAGGGTGCCGCGAAACGCTGACGAGTATATGAGCTGAATGGAGTGGGGTTGACGTTGTTTGGATCAATGAAATTCTCAGAGAGAAAATTCTGGAGCTGATCAGCAGTTAAGTAGTTACCTGGGAGAGTTCCCTGGTTTTGCTGCTGTTGCTGGTTGGATCCGCTATCACTACCACTATCATTATTGTTGTTGTTATTGTTGGTATTGTTATTCCCTTGACCAGGGACTACCCCCTCCGGGAGAGTCCCTGCATCCTCATCATCATTCAGAAGCTGGTTATTTTGGCTTTCATCATAAGATTGCCCATCTCCACCAGTGTTGGTTAAGCCACTGCCCTGCTCTGTATCTGTTTCATCATCATCACCACTGAACCAGTCGGTGAAGGAATCCCAGGCATCTGTAAAAAAGTTCCCGTCATCATCATCTTCATCATCTTCTGTTAGAGAATCCCCACTGCCAGTTGTTAAGCCACTGCCTGAGTCGCTATCATCATCATCATCGTCATCACTACCCCACCAGGCAGCAGACCTCCCCTCTCCTCGAGAGCTGGTAGGCGAATCTGCTAGCAGGCCATAATCGACCCCTATGGGGGATCTCCCCGAGTTTGCGTTTTGCCTCGATGTGGTGTCGGTGTCGGTGGTCGTAAATCTTTCGGTGGTCCCGGGAACTGGTCGAGCTGGTTGGTTGTAAGGGTTGTATTGGTTCTGGTTGGGGAACCCAAATGGGCTCATCTGAGGCTGGTACATCCCTCCATATTGGAAGCCACTCAGTGGCCCAGGATAGGTAGGGTAGCCGAATGGTTGACCTGGTGTGAATTGCTGATAACCAGTGCCACTCTGCAACGCATTCTGAACGCCTGAGTATCCCCCTCGGATGTTGCCAAAGTTTTGAGTCAGCGTTGAAGGCGAATAGTAGGATCCATCTGGGCGCTGCATTGTGTAGTAGTTCGCAAAGCCCGAGATCGCCTGCACCTGGGGTTTTGCCCAGGCAGGCACATTATTGACGTTGACCGTTTCAGTTGCCATCTAGATTGCCGTAGTTGAAAGAGTGCCAGAATTATCCACCTCGACTTTATACCTGGTCCCGTTTGGGCTGGTGATGATCAACCCATTGGAGCCTAGCTCGAGGTCTGCAGCCTTGCTGTAGCGATTGCGTAGATCATTGCTTAATCGGTCAAAAGCTCTGCTGAACCAGTTTCTATCGTATCGATCTGGGGGAGTGCCTAGAATCATCGAGTCCCTCCAGGCTGGATCTCGAGCCTCTGCTGACCCAGGCTCCATTCGTTGCTGATTGGAGCTGAGAGCTTGACTCTCATTTGCCTGCCCTGGAAACGCACATCGATCTTGCCAGTAGCCCTCGGGCTGAATGGCCCCTTGGTGGTCTCGTCAGAATCTGCAGAGGGGGAGAGGAAGAAGGTGAATTGAGGGAAGCCAATGGCAGTGCCCTCTCGCTCGAGGTCATGCCAAACCCTGGTAATCTTTGTGAGTCGATCACCATTGCCAATCTGGAATGCTCCGGTTTCGGCATAACACTCGACTGTGCCATCGAGTGCATCGGAGCGATCCACCTCATGGGCATAGACTCGAGTATCTCCGTTTGAATCTGGCCCTACCGCAACCGGAAAGGTGAAGGCTTCCTCGGCTAGGTAAGCATCCCGAGCCAGGGAGCCCATGCTCCAGGTGTTATTTCGGGTGCCCCAAAGAATGTATTTATCGCAACGATTTTCCGGATTATCCTTACTTTTATAGAACCAGACTACCTCTCCAAATTCGCGGATCTCCCCACCGCTCACCAGGGTGCTTTGCTGGATGTCGATGTCTGAGAGGAAGGATTCGAGAATTGAGCAAGGCAAGCTGGACACGTTACCATCAAATCGCCAGAAGCCATCAGCCGAAAGCCACACCGTGGTCTCGGCAACCTGCTGAATTGATGCGGAGCTGACCGGGCCGCAAGCGGTAGCTAGTGTCTCGATCCCATAAAAAAATGGGCTTCCAACGTAGGAGAGGAGCGACACGTCAACGGAGCTGAAGATAAGGATGCCTGCACGAACTTTTTTCCCACACATCAAAAATCCCTTGGTTTGCACCTGGAGGGATCCACTTTCGGACGTTAGCGCACTGACATCAAAATCCTGGTAATCTTCCTGCCCACTCCAGAGCAGCTCCCTGGAATTGCCATTGGCTCCGATCAGCAAAAGATATCGCTCAGCAGTAACCACAATTGATCGAGCCCGAATCGGATCCGCATTGGTGGTGATCACCTCCATTGCCTTGACCGGGCTGATCGTTAACGTGGTATTTGTTAAGGTCTGAGCTGCTGGCTGATCCAGTGTCACTTCTCCAGCATTGGCATCGATCGAGCTGACAATTGTACCAGCAGGGATCCCGGTGCCTGTGACCTGAGCATTGACTACATACTTGGTTGTATCATCGGTGGTGATGATGTAGGAGCCTGCTGTCAGATCTGCTGTGGTGTCTGTTTGCGCTGCAGCGGTGTCATAAGGAGTCAGTGCATTGTAGGACCAGATCTGGTTATCTCCCTCTTTGCAAAGCAGTAGGAGGTCACCCCAGTTGTCAATAGACCATCGAGCATGATCCGTAAAGATGAACTGACTTTGGCTAGTTCCAGGCGATTGCCCATAGGCATACGAACCATCGTAATACCCCGAGCCATATCCGCTGCCCAGGTTAAAGGTGTTGCTGGTGTTTAGTCCACTGGCTGGAGTGATGTCATAGACTTTATTGTTGCGGATCTGGATGACGATGATCTGGCTCGGAGTCGCAATTGCTAGATAACGTTCCCCGTTGTTGGTTTGCCAGAAGTGCATCCCTCGGCATTGCCCAGATAAGGTCTCGGTGATCAAATACCTCCAAGGCTTCCAAGGTTTTAACCTGCGCTCATGCCAGCGGACTAGGTTCCCTCGAACCCACCTCGGACCCACCTCATAGTCTGTGCCATCGGCAAAGCCGGGATCAATCCTGAGAGGAACTAGTTGCTTCGGCATCGATTGCTTTTTTTCGTTTTTTGTATGCTCTTACTGCTACCGCACCAGCTGGGAGTCCTGCCATGATGAAAGCAATTTCCAGCATCCCGGAGTCAACTGCGCTATTGAATAGATCAACAAATTCAGCCATTCATTTCCCCTGTTTTAAGAATCTCTGCCACCCACTTGGCCCGGCTCGGGGTTTGCCGAGCCCACTTGGAATCCATTGCCTGATCAGCTGCCTCGAGCCAGTTGCCCTGCTCGAGGGCTGCTAGCATCTTTTTAAATTTCTTGACTGCTGGCATCCCGAGCTGAAAAACCATTGCAGTCAGAGCAGCTCGTCGATTTGGCCCTATGTCTTTTGGCGCAAAGGTGTCGACCTCCTTCGCTGCAATCACCAGGTCCATTTGCAAGATGACGCTGGCTTGCTCCTCGGTGAGCCCTGGGAGATCCTCGATGTTTTTCCCATAGCCTACCGTCAGCTTCCCGGCTGGGCATTCATAAGCCAGTGACCGGAAGCCCTCCGCTTGTTTGATATAATCGATCAGCTGGTCTGAAACTCGTTGATTCGTTGCTAAGATCATCGCGAATCCCTAAGCATTGTTTGGCAAAATATTCTGCGAATAGCCCTCGATCCTCGAGTGTCATGCTCTCGACATCTGCTCGGCTATAGTTTCTACGGAAGCCATCGATCACGCAGGAACACTGCAGCCCTGCTTCCCTTTGTGAAAGCATCGGATGCATCCCTTGCTGCAAAAGAATCTGATGGAGCCTGGTTGCACAATCCGCAACCCATTGCATGAGGTAAACTGTCGGGTAGTCTAATTGCTTTTCAGCAGCTGGTGAGGGAGGAGGGAGACAAGAAAAGGCAACGAGAGCAACCACTAGGAACGTGGTCTTCATCATTTTAGGCTATGGTGTAGTTTGATTTCCGATCTCAGCTCGGCAATCGTGATATTGATCGCACCCAGGGTCTCGTTGAGCCTGGTCTGCGATGCCATGTACTCGGTGTGGGTTTTCTCAAATAGTGATCTGAGGGCATTGTCATTTTCCCGGTCATGCTCGAGGAGCTGCTGACGCTCGTCGCGATGCTGCTGGCTGAGCCACTTGATATAGTAGCCAGCTCCCAGCAAACCAATGAAAAGACCTCCGAGGTTGCTTAGTTCCTTGATCAACTCGATATCCATTTGCAACCTTTCATTTTATTGCTGCCCAGACGATTAACAGAAAAATTACTATTACGAGGGTGTTCACTGGGGCGTTTTAAGCTAAAGCAGTGATGCCAATAATAGGCATTGAAAATTGGTCTGTTGCTCCACCATCCCAAACGTCTGTTGTGTGTAATTTCATCTCATGAGAATCAAGGTAAGCTCTAGTTTTAAGTTTTATTTCTTTCCCGTTAGTCCATGAAGAAAATCTTCCAGTAGTAGCATCTGATGTGCCTCCAATATGGAAAGGCCACTGGACTAAGTATTTATTTGTCAGATAAGTATCAGCCGCTACCCCCATTCTGGCCTTCGTCACCTCAACGTCATCAACAAATAAGGCGAACTGAAGGTTGTTATTTGAATCTACTGGTGCGACCATCATTACAAACGTGTAAATCACAGTTTTGGCGTATGATGGGGGAGTGTATGTTATTGTTGCCCCACTAACATCGACAACAGTAGTGCTGATTGTTTGAGATGCTGTAACAGTTGGCATTGTATATGTGCCGCTTTTTACAATAATACTACTGCCATCACATGGAGACATGAATTGCTCAATAACTGAGCCTGGGGGCATAACAACACTACTACTAAGGCTCACAACATTATTCGCCTCACTAAGTACGTTGTTGCCTTGGCTATCTTTAATCGGCAACGCAACTAAGGCATTGTCTGCCTGACGCATCACTACCGCTAGTACATCTCCAGCGGCAGCTCCCGTGGTTAGCGTTACGTCAGCTCCATCGAAGCTGAAGTCGCTATTAGCCAGTTTGACTCCATTCAAGAAACAATCGCAGTAGCCTACGGTTCCCCCGGTGGTGCTGAAAACTGTTTGGTTTGCAGTTGCTGTGAATTCCTGGCGAGACTCCGTTGCTGCCGGGGTGGGTATGGCTCCAATGTACATGCTAAATCTCGCAATTTATGGCTTTGAGTTCTTCTACTGTGGTGCAGCTATCCACTGCATTGGTGATGTCTCTGAGTTGCTGCTTCTTGAGCACAATGGAGCTGGTATCATTCCCAGCTTCCTGGGCACGCAGATAGTCAACATCCAGCTGCTCCAGCAGGGGCTTGCGCTCTTGGCGCAGCTGCTCCTTGCGTATCTCTTTGGCCTTGGGGATATCAATGGTGATAATCGGCATTAGGCTCCATAGCCAGTGGGGTTAGAAAAGTCTGCGCTCCAAGCATCACGGAAGCTTCTATCTTCTGGCAAATCGCTGGAGTCAATGACTAGATAGGGTACTCCGGTTGGTACATCTTTGGCGCATATTTCTTCAAAACTAAGTGAGCAGTTGGGCGCAGGAACTAGCACACTAATGGTTGTTTCATTGGGGAAAATTGCTAGTTTCATTTAGTTCCTTTGAGGTTAGCGGAAGATGGCGATACTAACGTGTTCGCAACTTTGCACTTGATTATAGTCATAAGTAGTGTTTAAACGCACAGATGATGATGTATGGTCAGATAAACCACTACTTGTTGGAGTAGATAAATATCGACCACTACCACCAGAGCCATAGCCAGCACTACCACATACTGAATAATAAGCATCTGGCATCGCAGTCGCAAAATTTACGGTATAGTCTCCATTTCCGTTAAAACGAACTGAACTTACATTTCCAGCATCCCTTATGTAAACATTCTCACCAGTTGTAAGAGACAACTGATTTTCATCTAAAGTCCCATCAAAATTAACCCAAGCCCTACAAGCATAAACTGGGGCATCATCTCCATTAGTGATATCCGCTATATTCCGTGCATTACTCATTGTGGCTCCATAGGCCAAGTAACATTAATTAATTCACCAGCTTCATTTAATGCCACCTCTGGATTATTCGCTGGCATGTCTCTAAGGCTTTGTCTATACGCTATTTGCTCTGGGCTCATGGTTCTATCGCTCACTGCCATCCAATCGGATTGAGCGAGTAGTTGGTTGCGTTGTTCTCTGAGTTGGCGTAGTGGTTCTGCTGCTTCTAGTTCTGCGATCTTTGCTTGGATTTGTGCTTCTGTTGGTTGTGTTTTATCAACTGATAACCAAGTAATACTATTGTCTTCTTCCAAAATAAAACTAGGATTTTCCACCAACGCAACGATTGCATCGAATTTTGTAAACATATTACGCTGCCAGTTCGAAAATTGTGATAGTTGATATCGAAGCATTGGTTGTGTCATTACCTCGCCTATTCATATAAACAGAGCCTGTGTTGGTATAGACTTTTAGCGAATACATAATCGCAGAACTTTTTGTTGTAGATACTCCTGGGTCAATCAGTGTATAGGAGCAAGTGCTGCCATGAGTACTACCGATATTGGTATAACTAAACATAACATTACGAGTTCCGCCAGAACCAGTATAGAACTCTGTAAACGTTGATCCCGCATCGGTAGACCTAAGTGGGGCCAATCCAATATCAGAAGAAGTGCTAGCACCAACGTGACCCAAACAATAAGTAATCATTAAACGTGAGCCAGTTGCTAACGGGGTAATTGATTTTCGTATACTGGAAAATTCATCTCCATTATTAAGTGATGGCTGGGCAGTAGTCGAGAAAGTTACAACTTGAATCACATGCCCAGCAGGAAACACCACATCACTGCTAATCGTCCCAGTTGCGCCAGTGAGGCTAACTAAGTTGTTTTGCCTACGAGTGCCGATATACCCAGCCATTATGGAAGCTCCAGCAATGAAATATGGATATTGACACTACTAGCAGCACTAGCAGTAGCTTCAATGATGTCGTTGGCGTTCATCACGATCTTACCATCCAGTGCGGATAAGGCTGAGCCCACTGGGATAACAACATCCTTGACTAGCTCCCGAGTCGTGCCGCTCGGGCCAATCTTGACCGTTGCAGTGACCTGAGCTGCTGATTTATTCGTGAGCATCAAACCCACTAGCACTGCATCATTTGAGAGTGCTGTATAGGTTCCGTTGCCTACTTCAAATGATTGACGCTGGAAATCAGACATAAGTTATCCTAGTGCGATGGCATAGGTGATAGCCGAGGTGTCCGGGTATCCTTTGACCATTTGGTCCCACCCGGTGTTGATTGATGGATTTTGTGTTTCAGATGCTAAGATGGTTCGAGTCGCTACCCAGCTGCTCTGATTGTATTCGACCACAGAGCCAACGTCATAAGCTCCCTGGGACCAGGTGCCTGCCCATTCAAACCCTCCGACGATTTTCTCCCATCCGGTTTGACTAGTGTTTGTTGGTCTTTGAGCATCGGAGCTGGTGTGGTCCAGAATACAAAGATAACCCCCACCGTTATGCTCAACCACATCCCCAACAAAATATTCAACTGAGCTGGCACTCCAAGACCCTCTGCCCCCAATCCCCGAAGAGAGCTTCTCCCAAAAATTGCTGGCAGTGCGAGGATCCGCCTGGCTGACCGCATAAGCGGTGCAACGCCATTCAGCATTCCCATACCGGACGATATCTCTG